CGATCGGCNNCGGCTCCGGTTCAGCGATGGGCTCGATCGGTAGCGGCTCGGGCTCTCCGTCCATGAGTGGCGGCGGCACGACCGGCTCGGGCTCCGACCACTGCGAGGCTTGCGCCTTTAGGCCGGCGGGCAGCTTTTTGAACATGGTGGCAGCGTCACGCCCGACGCGCGCGTCCTGGGACAACCGCATCAGCGCCGCAGCGCCCTCCGCAGCCGTCGGCGGGTCTTCGGCCAGTAGCCGGGCCCGGTAGAGCTTCGCCAGCGGGGTCTCACCGTGGTCGAGGCGGTCCAGAGCCATCGACCGCCCGTTCGGGTTCTTGCCGGCCTTGTACTCGTCCATCAACTCCGACGCCGACTGCACCAGCTTGCGCTCGTTGATCTCGTTGCCATCCGGCGTCGTCATCAGGAACGGCGGCGGCGCTGGCGCGGCTTCCGGCTCCTGCTCGAACTCAGCCGGGCCCGGCTCTGCGATCGGCTGCTGGTCGGCCTCCACCGGAGCCGTGCCCGGCTCGTACACGGGCGTCGGCTCGTACACGGGCGGGTTGGCCAGGGCCTGCTGCTGGGCCAGTCGTGCTGCTGCAGCTTTGCGGCGGTCACCGGCCTCGTCGCCGTCCAGCGCATCCCAGATCGCACTGCCCATGCCGACAGCGGTGTCGAGCACCGGCATCGCCATGTCCGNGATCTTGCTCACCAGACCGAGTCGCTTGGCCGTGTCCCCCAGCGGGTCGTTCGTGCGTTTCGCCTCGGTCTGCCGCAGCGATGCCAGAGCCGCGTCGGCCCGGCGGCGCGACCGCTCGGGGCCGCGGGTGAAGTGCTGGCGCGGCTTGCGAATGATGGCCATTGGCTACACGTCCTCCAGTCCGATCTTGTAGCCGAGGCGGTCGCACTCAGCGGTGCCCTGCTGGCCGCTGCTGAGAACGCCGCACGCGCGCTTCATCCACTCGGCGCGGACCTTCGGGTCGTGAACGCCCTGTAGCTCCTGCTTCATGGCGCGGAATATGGCTTCCTCGTCGTCGCCCCACATCTCCCCGTCACCGAAGTGCGTGTGCTTGTTGTTGTCCACGATGCGCGACCACGCCGCGGACAGCCGCTCGTTCTCCTCGGCGTTGAACTCGTCCATGCCCATCTGGTCGATCTTCTCGGACTGCAGGTTCGCGCCCAGCTCAGCCGCGTAGTCGATGGCGTCTTCGCGGCTCAGCCGACCTTCGTGAACCATCTGGTTCAACTGGTGAACCATCGCCTGCGACTGGAGGTCGTACTGCGCCGCCGCCGTGCTTGCCGTCAGAGCGCCGCCGCCGCCAACTCCAGCCGACCCGAGCCCCGACTGCCCGTAGCTCGCCGCCAGCGCCTGCGAGGCCATTGCTCGGGCCCGTCCCGGCTCCGCGTTGGCCGCGTTGATCAGGCGCTCGATCTCGGTATCCCAGGTGCCGATCCCCTCGAGCGCATTGTCGTAGCGCTCCTGTATGTGACCGATCCGCTGCTCCTCCTGATGGACCTTGGTCTGGGCCTTCACATAGTCGGAGTCTTCGTAGTCCTCGACGGACTGTGGCTTGACGCACTGACCCTTGGCGTTCGACCAGGCGCTGCCCGGGGGGCAGTCCTTCTGCTCGTTGGAGTACGGGTTGGCTGACGGCTCGTGCTCCGGGTCGTCGGGATCGTCGTGCTCCGCGAAGCCGCCCACGGGCGAGCCGTTGGCCCCGGCGGATCCCTGCCCGGTACCGAAGGATCCCTCCTTCTTCTTCTTCTTCTCCTCCTCGGTCTCCTCGGGGTCGTACGGGATGAATCCAGTGGGTTCGTCAGCCATGCCTCTATCTCCCGTCCGTCAGGTAGCGTCTGCCGCAGAGTATGACGTAGTGGCCCTGGTAGCCAACGATCGTCTGGTCCGCGACCAGGTTGGTCCAGCCCGGCGTGGCCGGTCCCTGGTTGTAGGGGTCGTCCGCGATCATCCGCCAGCGGACCTCGATGAACTGCTCGCCGCCAGCGCACCGCGCGAACCCGGCGTCCAGATCCGTGCGCTGGTTTCCCTCGACCGGCCACGGCAGAATGCCGCCACTGGCCCCCATCCCCTGCCCCATGAACACGGGGGGGCCCGAGGTGCCGCCGCCCCAGCCACTGCCTCCGTTGCTGACGAGAGGGATCTGGTAAATCTCCCAGGCCACGTTGTGGTTCAGCACCGTGCCGTCGAAGCCGAGGTCGGGCTCAACGGCGCGGTGGAACGGGTAGGCCCAGCGGTCGACCAGGCTCGGGCTGATCGGGTTGGCTCCCACGTCGGCCCACTTCTGCACGAACTGCAGCCGGGCCACCTGGTCGTGCTCGGAGTGGTCGGCCACCATGCCCGACGCGATCACCACGCCGATGTCGTGGGAGATCCCCGGCGAGTTGTCCTCGGAGACCTTCTCGGCCTTCTGCCAGTTTAGGCACGCGAAGGCGTGGTGAAGCTCGAACGGGAACGGCAGCGGGATGATCCGCCGGCTCCCGACCGGATCGTAGTCCCCGTCCTCGTACGGCATCTGCGTCGGCGCTCCGAAGAAGTAGCCGTCTGTCACGCCGATCTTGCGGATGCCCTCGGACGGGGCCTTGTTCTTGATCATCCCGTTGAACGGGTTCTGGAACATCGGAACCATGATCACGTCGTAGCTGGAGTCGACCCCCAGCGCCTCGAATCCCGGCGCCATGCAGTTGCGACCGAGCCCACCGAGCAGCTTGCTGCGTAGCTCCCGGTCGAGGTCCGTCATGAACGTGTTGAAACCGCTGGTCCCCTCGGTTTCGATCTTGGAGCCGGGGGCCGGGGTGGCCACGTTCTGCACTGTGGGCCCGACGCGGGCCCTGTTGATGCGCGGCGAGTTCTGCGGGATGACGCCGCTCGGGATGCGGTTGCGCCAGTTGGCCTTGACCAGCGGGTGCGTGAACTTGAGGACCAGTTGGACATTGACGATCGCGAAGTCGTCACGCGGGATCGCGCCGGTTTCCCCGAGGTTGGGGTAGATGAGCGCCGCCATGTAGCTCTTCTGTGGATCGAGCCGGCGACCGATGTTCCGAATGACGTGCGGGTTACTGCGAGCGCCGCCCGGTCCACCGATCAGCACACCTGACAGACTCGCCTCGAAGACAACCTGCTCGGGGAGCCACAGCACCTGGTAGTTCTCGTGCTGCATCGCGATCTGCGGCGCCGCCGCCGGGTATCGGGCGTACAGCGCGAGGTTCTTCTCGCGGTCCACGATCGGTGTCTTCGAGTAGATGACGATCGACACGTCCAGGCGCTGGTTCTGATCGAAGAACATGTTGCCGGTGTCGGTGTCGCTGTTCACCCCGGCCTGCACGTCCTGGTACTTGGACGCCGTCACGCAGCCCTCAGAGCGCTGGTCGAACGAGTAGACGATGTCCTCGAGCACGATCGTCGGGGCGTCGTCCGTCCCGAAGAACTCCTGCAGCGGTGGCACCAGGATCGGGGCGCACACGCCAGCCGGGCCGTCTGTCAGGTTCAGTTCGGCGGTCTCAGCAGCGTGGAAGTTCGCGATCTCCGAGTCCACGTAAGGCCACGTGAGGTGGACTTTGAAGAACGATCGCGGGGTCTCGAGGTTCATGGGCTCGACCTCGGAGTCCTCCATGTCCCGCCCGATCCCGGCGAGCCCCTTGCGTGGTGCCGCCGCCGCCCCGAAGACGTGGCGGGTCATCAGCTTGGTGCCCTTGGCGGCCCGCTCGCGGTCTACGTCACTCACCGGATGGGCTCCAGAGTCGTCAGGGTCAAGCTGTACGCCTGACTGTTCCACGGCGAGGCACCCCACGAGTCGTCCACGTCGTAGATGGCCGTGTCGTACCACGGGAGGATGAGAGAGAACCGGACGCGAGCGCCAGCGGGGATCGGGACGTTCAGCCTGGGCAGCTTGATGAGCAGGCCGTCCACGACCCCGTTCGCCATCTGCGGGCTGGTTACATCGGCCCCGGCGGTGAACACGCGGAACTGCCGACCGTCTGCCCGCCAGTCGAACAGGTTGACCTCCAGGTCGGCCAGCTCACAGTTCGTTCGGGCGAGGTCGGAGTCCACTTGCATCTGCAGCACGATGTCGCTGACCCAGTCGGTGCCCGGGTCGGTCGCGATCTGCGTGGCCGGGTTCTTCTTGCCGGGGTTGTTTCCGTAGATGAACGTGTTGTCGTACGGCGACGACCGACCACCGCTGCCGGTCTCCAGCACCAGGCAGATCTCGTCCACGATGGACGGCTCGGGGAACGCCAGGGACGTGGTCCACGCGAATTGGTCGGTNTCCTGGTTGGCAGGGGTGACCCGCGTCGGATCGATGACCGTGACGTTGTGGCCCTTGTGCCGCCACGGGTTCTCCCCGAAGTCAGGGTAGGACAGCGTCCCCTCGCGGTCCTCCTCGGAGTTGTTGACCCGCATGAAGGGCAGCTTGGTCGGCGGGGCGTCTTCGGCTTGGCTTGTCAGCACGTCGGCGTGCGGTGGCTCGAACCCGAGCACGTACTGGTTGGGCATGTAGCGCGTGGCCACGTCGCCCCTCGGGTAGTGCATGTGCCGCTGGACGTAGTCCTCCATCGTGCGGTCCAGCAGGATGCCGTCCACAGTCACGCCAGACCCGTGCTGGCGCTTCGTGTAGGTGCGGATGGTGGGCTCGTACGGCACTCAGGTGGTCTCCGAAATGATGGTGACGTTGATGTGAGCGACCCCCGAGCTTCGATGGCACCCGGTGATCGACACGTTGCCAGCGGCGCCGGGGTTGGACACCGACGAGGTGTTGCGGAACAGGCAGCACACGAAGTGGGCCTGCGTGCCGGCGGTCATGCGGATCGTGTCATCGAACACGCACCCGAAGAACATCACGGCCCCCGACTGAGTCGAGCCGATGTTGACCTGTTCGGTGAACATCAGCCCGCTGACGATGGACTGCTCATCGAAGTCCGCGCCGGACACACGGCTGTTGCCCAGCCCGGCCACGGCCCCGCCCGGCGCACCCAGATGGAACCGCGCGTGAGCCTGGTTGGGGTGCGGCGTGGTCCCGAGGATGAACGTGTTGTCGATCGAGGCGCGCTCGGTGACCAGATCCTGGGACAGCAGCACGCGCGCCGTGCGCTCCGTGTTGTTGCCCCGGATGACCTGGTCGCCCTGCTTGCCGCGGGGCTGTACGTCGATGATCTCCTGCAGCCGCCGGCTCATCGGTTGCGCCCCTTGCGCCCGATGGTGCCCAGCCGCCGGATGATCGCGTGGCCGGTCTCGAGCGTCAGTTGCGCCGCCTTGCTCATCATGTGCCCGAACAGCGTCAACCTGACCTCGACGCCGCGCACGTTGGCGCTGAACACGGTCTCGCTGACCTCGTCACCAGCCGTCAGCACGTCGCCGGTCGCTGGTGCCGCCGGGTCGCCCCACTCGGCCACGTCGAAGGTCGCCGGAACAAGCTGCGCTCCGTCCCACAGCCGGGAGCGGATGCCCTGCTTGTTCACCACGCTGACCACGGCGTCCTCGCCGGGCTCGCTGGTCGTGGCCTCTGCGTCGTAGTCGATTAGTTGGGCCACGGCGTCCTTGCGATCGGAGCCCAACTGCACGTTCAGCAGGCGAGCGCCCCACTCGTCCCAGCCCTGGTTGCCGCTGTCCAGCTCGGTTCCGGCGCCGCGGGACCGGACGCGCATGCGAGCGCCGCGGAGCTTGACCCGGCCCCCACCCTCGGCGTTGATGCCCGGCGACTGCCACAGGTAGTCCACCGGAGCCGCGACGTTGTCCTTCCGGCGCTGGCCTGCGTCCGCTGAGCCCGTGGCGATCTGTGGAGCCTGCTTGGCCCGGTCCTCCTCGAAGAAGAACGTCTGCCGCCAGATGTTGCGCGAACCCGTCGTCGCGAGGATCCCCCCACCGTTGAACAGGTTGGACGTGATGATCTCCCAGTCGACCATCGCGTTCACGTCCTCGGACGCGTCGGCGGCGCGCTTGCGGCGCATCACGATGTAGAACAGCAGGTTGTGCTGGTGCTGCACGAAACCGAAGCCCGGCTGCGCGTCCCACTCGCCCGCGTTGATGAACGGCCGATTGAGCAGCGTGGTGGCGCCGCGGAAGCTGATCCGCAACTGGTCCCCTGTGGTGCTCGGGATGCCGCCAGCGATGTCATACAACTGGGCCTCGCGCCCGTTGGGTGCGTCTGGGCCCTGGTTCACCCAGAGCGCGTAGCCCTTGACGCTGTGGATCCGCTCCGGTGGGAACTCCAGGCACAACTCGGTGGCAACGGCGCTGTAGTTGGCGCTCTGCGTCCGCAGCACCGGCTCCCAGTGGGCGTCGTTGAAGTTGATGTGCAGATCGAAGCCGGTGAGCGGGAGGTCCACCACGCCCAGTAGCTCGGGCACGATCGTGACTGGGAAGAACCAGTCCTGGTGTCGCTCGCTGTCGGGGCTGGTCGGGTTGGACAGCTGATCGGGCGACATCTGGTAGGTCCAGTTGTCGGGCACCTTGAACGGCTTGTTGATGTAGAAGCGGAAGAAGTTGTCGTTGGTGAAGTTGTACTCCATCCAACCACCGACCGTGCGGTCGTCCTCGTTGATGTCCACCGAGCGGTCGAGCGCCCCGCCGCGCCCGTACTCGAGCAGGTACATGCTCTTCGACGGGAGGTCGTCCCACGCCCGCGCCGCCTTGGTGTCCTGCACCACGAGCTGCTCGTCCACGCCGCCCACCAGAATGAGCCGGTCCTCGTTGGATGCCAGCCATGGCTCCACGATCCGCTCCTCGGTGCCGACGCGCGGTACCGGTGTCGCGGGCGGGGCCAACGTCAGGCTGACGATCGACTCCCAACTCCAGACCGCCCAGTGCTCGGACATCACCAGCGCCATCCGCTGGCCGGGCTGCACCAGCATCAGCAGATCCAACGGCGCGTAGAAGACGAGATGAGCGCCCCGTGGGTCGAACGCGTACTGCGAGTGCGGCTGCGGTGCCGCCAGCGTCGTGTGCCCCTGCGACGTGTAGAAGCTGGTCATGGGGCTGTCGATCTTGTCGGTGAAGAACCGGTCGACCTCGGCGCTGACCTTCTGGATCTGCAGGTTGCCCGGCGTCGTGTAGGCCCCGTTGTCGTCCACCCAGTACAGCCGCTGCTGCGCGGTGATCGCCAGGTTGACGTTCTTGCACCCGATGGTGTCCGACAGCGGAGTCAGACGCCCGTCCGTGACGAGCACGTCCCCGGCGTTCGGGGAGTAGTGCCAGGTGTGCGTGGGCGTGAAGATGTACAGCGAGCCGTTCATTTCGGCCAGAGCCGTGATGCGCTCCTCGATCGTCAGCAGCAGCGAGTTGCCGCCCATCACCGACGCGGGCAGACCGACGTCGCTGATGAACAACTCCTTGCCGATCACGTAGACGACCCGGCCCAGCGCCTCCCACACGAAGGCGAAGTCGGGGTTCTGCACGGTCTCGCCCGACAGGTACTCGTAGCCGCCTTCACGAGCCAGATGGTGCGGCCCGTTCACGAACCGCACGCGCTTGAACGCCGACGACTCGCCGTACGGCTCCCCCGATGGGTTGCGGTTGGCGTTGTCCACCTGTCGGTACCGATACAGCGGAGCTGGAGCGATGGGCGAGTAGTACCAGACGCCGATCGCCGGGGCGCCGAACAGCAGCGCGTCACGGAACGGGGTGAACCACGCGTCGTTGCCAGCCGGGTCGTCGATGACCGACAGGAACTGCTCGTACTGGTAGTCACCGAACCGATCGGGCTCCGCGGTCTCGTACGTGGCGTGGTGCGTCCACATCGGCGTGGAGTCCGTGTCGGGCTGGTCCGACGTGTGCCGGTGCAGCGGTTCCTCCCACGTCGTGTTGGTCGTCAGGTCGTAGACGCGGACCACGTACAGCGTGATGGCGGTCGGCACCGTGTGATCGGGATCCGTGGCCGTCATGCTGGTGTAGACACGCGCCTCGAACAGGCTGATCACCTGAGTGTGACCGAAGGCCGTGTCGAGCACGTAGCTGCCGAGGTGCCCGGTGTAGCCCCACTCGGCGTCCGCGAAGGCGTCGGGCGCTCCGTCGTTGCGCGGGTTGCCCATCGACGTGTCCAACTGCGTGACCTGACCGAATCCCTTGCGGACGTGCCAGGCCCCGAGCCGCTTGTACATGTTGTACGCGTACCCGTCGAACGTCGGGGCCGACGCGACCAGACCACCCTCGAACAGCGGAACCTCGATGCCGGGGATCAAGTGCCGCCCCCGTAGTGGTCGCCCGGCGCTGACACGCGCTGAACGTACACGCCGCCGCTGTACAAGATGTTCTGGAGGTGTTCCTCGAATTGAGATCGACGCCTCGCGAGCCGATTGTCGACCAGCGGGTTCGATGCTCCGTCCATGATCGCGTAGTTCTCGTACGCCATCAGGGCGACCAGGTCGTGCCAGTCGTGGAAGTCGTCCACAAACACCGCGCTGCCTGCCGTGAGGACGTTGGCCCACGTCGGGTCGAACTGGACGCCGCCGATCCCAATCGACTGCTGCGGGGTGTAGTGGATCCGAATGGTCTCCGCGAAGCCGCGACGGAACCACAAGCTGCTCCCTCGGAAGAAGTAGCCCCGCCCGTCCGCGTTCAGTGCGTCCATGCTGTTGGACTGCTTCATGCGGTAGGCGAGCTGCGTGCCCGCCGTGTTCATCACGTCCACGGCCAGCAGCGACTTCAGCCGCGCCACGGGCGTCCCTGCGTCGTTCGGGTTCACCCCGAGAATGCTGGGAGTCCCGGCGCCAGTGGGGTCGATGCCGCCCTGCGTCAGGTCGTACTGGCTGTAGTCGCCGGTCGTCGCTGTCACCGTCACGTTGCGCGTGGTGGCGTAGTACCACTCCAGCACCTGGGTCACTGCGTTGCGGAATGCTGCGTACGCGTCACGCAGATCGACGGCCACGTCCGCGCCCTCGAGGAAGGTGGCGTCGGGCTCGTCGCAGAACCGGCGGTAAATCGTGGCGATCTCGAAGGTGTTCACGGCAGGCCCACCTGTCCCGGGTGGACCGCACCGTTGCCGCCGCACACGTCGCAGGCCAGCGTGACCGCGACGTGAGGCTCGGGCGAGCCCGGCGGGGCTGCGATGACGCGGCGCACGTAGCCGGGGTACACCATGCGCCAGAGTTGGCCCCCGTTGGACAGCGCGCACTTGGGGCACCGCAGCAGCCGTAGCTCGTCGCGGATCTTGTTGCTAGACAAAGTCGCCTCCCATGGCTCCCAGTCTCTGCCCGCCGGGCCCGGCTGTCGAGAGCCCCTGTTGGGGCTCCTCGTCCAGCACGCTTCTGGCGAGCGCCGCCTCCTGCCGCTCCCGGCCTGCCTGCATCGCCGCCTCCGCGGCCTGCTGCTGCCCTCCAACGCTCTGCGGTGCCACGAAGCCATCAGTGACGGCTTCCACGTCGGCTATGTCGGCCGGCTTCGGTGGCCAGACCTTCGGGTCAGCCTGCATTGCCGCCATCTTCTGGGGGTCGCCCGCAGACAGGATCGCCACCAGAACGTCCCTGATGTAGTCCTGTCTCTCGTCGGGCAACTTGTCGAACTCGTCGCTGTCGTTGACGTACTCCTCGAAGACCTCCTTGTACGCCTTGAGGTTGTCCGTGCGGAAGATCTCGACCGTGGCGTAGGCCACGCTGCCGTCGTCCATCACGTACGGCTTGGTCAGTTCGCGGAGCGCGTCGTGCGCCTTCGACATGTCGGCGGCGTACTTGATGAACTCCGTGTCGATGTGGGTCGACAGGCGGCGCTTCGCCTCGGACGGCTCGAGCAGCCCAGCCTGTAGCTCGTCCAGCGTGCGCTGGTCCCGGTCCTGCGCCTCGTCGCGGAACAGCGTGCTGGCCTCGATGTAGACCTCGGGGTCGTCCTGGAGGTCGGTGCGCTTGAGTTCGTGGTAGACGGTCTGCCCCATGCTGTCGAGCATCCGCATCCACTTGCGTTCGGGGTAGTGCATCTTCATCAACTGCGCCGCGTCGTTCCCCGCCATCTCGACCGCGGTGAGGATCTCCTCCTGCGTGAGCTGGAGTTGGGACGAGTCCCGAGCGGACAGCGCGCGGATGGCCTCGCCGCTGTGGACGCCGACCGATCGCTTGCCCAGCGATACGCTGTGCGTTCCCGCAACGTCCTGCATTTCGGACTGCAGGCGGCTGATGTTCTCGACCACGTAGCCGGGGATCGGGGCCATGGCGATCTGCTTCGGCTCCCGCGCCGCCCCGTTGTAGAAGACCTTTTCTCCGACCTTGTTCGTGATGGCGCTGCGGGGGATCCCCGCGTTCTTCGGTATGAGCCACTTGGGGTTGCTCATGTGCTCGATGTTGTGCTGGATCTGCCCGCGGCCCTGGTTGTACAGCCATTGCAACTCGATGAGCGGGTAGATCAGGCTGATGCCCCACAGTCGCTTGGGCACAGGCGTGTACCGCATGATGCGGACGGGGATGCCCTTGAGCTTGTTCTCGCCCTGCCAGACGACTTGACTCTGGGTCCACAGCGCCCGCGTGCCGTCGCGCCAGTATGTCTCGTACAACTCGATGCGCTTGCGCGAGGCGTGGTAGCTCGAGAACGGCTTGCCGAACATGCGGGCGTCGGACGGGTCCACCATGGCCATGCCGTCGATGACCTCGTCGGTCAGCGACTCGGGCACACCGTTGCCCAGCCCCACGTACTTCTTCAACTCCTGCGGCGTGACGTACGCACGGATGGTGATCTTGTCGCTCTCCTCCCACTCCTCCGAACCGCCCTCTGCGAACAGGTTGTACGGGTCGACGGACACCGTGGACACGTCCTCGGTGATGGGGTCGTAGAACGTGTGCAGCGCGGAGGTGCCGCACGTAGCGAGGAACCGGACCACCTTGGCGATGACCTGTGGCAGGCGCACCGTCAACCAGTGGTTGCGCACGGCCAGGTTGGTCATCGTGGCCTTCACGATGTCCTCGGTGCTCGGGCTCGCGGGCAGCGCCACGGTCCCCGGGTAGTTCGCCTGGAAGCGGGCCACCACGTTTCTGTAGATGGGCAGAATGTGGTTGATGGTGACCTGTCGGTCGTTCGCACCGGACTCCACCAGGTAGCGCTGAATGTTCCGGTCCCAGCGGAGGTGCTGGCGGTTCTCCAGGTACAGCAGCGACAGCGACCAGCGCTGACGATCCACCAGTTTTGTCTGCTCCGACGTGCTGACGGAGCGGAAAAGCTCGCCCGGTTTTACTTCAGCCATCTAGTCGAACCCCTCCGGGTTCTCGGTGCGGAGCAACCCGCCCTCGACCGGCTGCATCCATCGGCCCGTTCCGTCGATGTACGGGCGCTCGGTGGCCATGTTGGCGTTGGGGCGCTCCAGCGCCTTCTCTGCTGCCAGTCGGCGCATGGCAGCCTCCAGCATCAGGTTTCGTGGAGGTTGTTGCACTTCTGCGGCCTTGGCTTTCCATGCCAGGAGCGGGCTGGCCAGCAACTGTTGGGGGGGCCTGTCCAGCAATCGTGCAACTGCGCTCGGAAGAAGTAGCCTGGTCGCCGCCTGCTTCCTGTCCCCCCATCGGGCCGCGCTGGCATCTTCCTCCTGCTGCAGCGCCCACATCAGGTTGGTCTCGTTGGCGTGCTTCTGTGAGTCGACCCGCTCGTCCCCGGTGACGGTCTCGTCGTCGCCTCTCCGGTGGTGGTTGGGCTCGATCTTCATGTCGGCGGCCGGACCGTCCCACATGCCGTGGCCCGCCTCGCGGAACAGCGCGAAGGGCAGCGGCTGCTGCTCCTTGCCTGTGGCTGCGTTGTGGAGAGCCTGCCGCACGGCGCCGTAAGCCTCGGGGCTGGGGTGCTCTTTGCCGTACCACGCCTTCTCCATCAGCCGATCGGTCAACGAGTCCACGTTCAGCCCGCCCGTGGTGCCATACTTCGTTTGGGCGTAAGCGCGTATGTCAGCCTGCGTCCGGCGGATCGCCTCTGCTAGCGGGTCGCTCATCGGCGGCGCGGCTGGTAGATGGGGATGCCGTCAGGCGTGGCGGGCTGCGGCCTGCGACGGCGGGAGCCGGCCGCTCGTCCGCGCTCGAAGGCGGCGAACAGCGTGGACATGTCGCCCTCACCGCCAGCGGAGGCCAGCCCGCCTGCTGCCGACGTGGCCCCGCCCAGCGCCGCCTCGCCGTCACCTTCGACGGCCCCGGTGATGAGGCTACCGACGCCACCGAGCAGAGCGCTACCGGCAGCAGCCCCTGCCGGTCCACCCACCACGGCCCCGCCCACCGTTCCCACGGCGCTCAGAACCGGAGTCAGCCAGCCCAGACCGGAGTCGTCGCCAGCTTCCCGCTTCGCCTTCTCGGCTTCCACCATGCGCTGGCGAGCAGCTTCTGCTCTGGCCTTCGCCTTGTGCTGTCCGAATACGTTGGACATGGACTCACTCCCTCGAGGTTACGAAGTCCAGCAGGCTCTGCGGCGACCGGGTGTCGTCGTAGTCGTGCTGATCGTCCGCGGCCATTTCCAGCAGCACGGACGGGGGTAGCTCCTTGTGGGCCCACGCCTTCTCGGCCTCCACGCGCCGCCGCGCCCACAGCGCCAACCAGAAGTTGGCGTGGAGCACGGACAGCGCGAGGACAGCCAGGAGAGCGTCGAGCAGAGCTACACCGTCACGCCCGTGAAGATCACGTTTGCGTTCGGCTGGACACACACGAGGTTCACGTACCAGCGCACGGTGAACTCGTAGGAGTCGTTGCCCGCCTCACGGGAGAGGATGGCACCGTCGAGGTCCATGAAGCCGATGGACTCCAGCTCGGCCAGACGCCACGAGTTCTTGGACAGGCCGATCCAGTGACCCGAGGCGATGTGCCGCGTGACCTTGATCGGGCAGGCGCCGTAGCTCAGCCCGCCGCCGCCCGAGGTCTTGAAGCCACCCTTGGCCTCGCCCACCGTCTTGCGGTTGGCGAAGTCGGCCTGGACGGTGCCCGTGATGAGGCTGGCGTACCGGCTGCGCTGACGGACACCCGTCAGGAAGCAGTCCATGTCCTTGCCCGAGGACTCGTAGACCTCATCGATGGCCCGCTGGAGGTGGAGGTCCAGGTCGAGCGCGATCCGCGTGTTGGGCGGCGCACCACCAAGACCCTCGGCGACCAGAGTGAAGCCGTTGGCCCGCATGGACGCGTTGTTCGCGGCGTTGACGCCGAAGGGCGACACGAGGCCGAGGTTCGAGTACACGCCGGTCATCTCGGCCTGCACGTCCGTGAGCATGCCCGCGGGGTTGATGATCTGCACCGCGTAGATGTCACCGGTCGTCAGGTTGGCGTTCTGCGGCGGCACCGCAGCAGCACCGTTCCAGCCACCAGCGCCGTTCGTGGTGTCGAGCGCCAGCAGGACGCTGACCGTGCCCGCCGCCGCGTCGACCGCCGTGATCGTGATGTTGGTCGCATGCACGAACTTGTCCGAGAAGCGGACCAACTGGCACACGGCGTTGCCGTGGGCCGCGATGAGCGCGTCGAGCTTCGGGAAGTCGCCGTCGAACATCCAGTCCTGCGGAGCCGCGCCCAGGAAGCCCTGCTCGGAGAGGAAGCCGATGACCTCGCCACCGCTGATCGTGGCGTTGTTGGCGTCGTCCTTCACGTCCTCTTTCAGCGTGTCGAGTTCGGCCTGCACGTAGTTGACGAGCGAGTTCGCGCCGCCCTTGCCCAGCGCCGCGACGGCGTCGCCGTCGATGTGGCCGCGCCCGTAGAGCTTCTGGGCGGTGACGATGAGCGCCTCCCAGCCCTGCTGGCCCGCGGGGGGCAGCGAGCCCGTGGCGTTCCAGTCCACGCCCGTGTTCCGGGTGACGTGGATGGGGATGTGGACGAGTCGTCCGTTCCAGTCCAGTTCCTGCTTCTGGAATAGATCCAGGGCCATGACCTCCTGGTTGATCTGGTCGATGATCTCATCGACCACGAACTCCTTGAGAATGTCGTTCAGTGAATTGATCGTTGCCATGGTGGTGAGTCTCCCGATGTTGCCCGCGAGGCGGGCGCGAAGGTTTTACGCGTTGCGGAGGAACGCGCGCATGCGGTCCCATCCGTTGCCCTTCGATCGGTCTGCTGCTGGTTGCGCCACGGGCCCGTTGCCGCTGCTGCGTGGACGCGGAGGTGCCGTGACTGTCGTGCCCGACTCCGCAGCGTCCGCGGCAGCAGCTACCTGCTCTCGCGTGTACTCCGGGTTCTCAGCGATGAACTCAGCGATGATCGCCTGCTTGTTCTCGCTGTGTCGGTTCTGCAGTCGTAGCCCCAACTCCATCAGATCGATCGAGGCATCACGAGACACGGCACGATAGAGAACCCGCTTGTCCACGCTGGGGTACGCTTCGAGAACCTTGGCCACATCGCTGTCCAACTCGGCCTGGGCCTCACGAAGATCACGACGGTTCAGTCGGTCTTCGATCGCTGCCATGCGCTTTGTCGATGGGGACTGTTCATCCCAGTCGTCGTACGCACCGAGTTGTCGCTTGACCCAGTCCTCGTCGGTCTCCGACGCTGACTCACGGGGCTGCTCGCTCGGAGCACCGGCCCGCAATTGTTCCAACTCTGCCTTGTACTGCGCCTGCTGCTGCTCCATCTGCTGCTTGAGAAAACTGTTCTCCTCGGCAACGGTCTGGTGCGTCCGCTTCAAGCCTTTCAACTCGTCGCGGGTGTTCTTGTAGGTGCGGTACGGGACTCTGTGTCCCTCTTTCGGCTCGGTCGGACCTTCGCCACTGGGAGTTGTTTCGGGGGCTGGCGGTCCCCCCGTAGACGCCGCATTGTCGGGCGGCGGGGCCGGGGTGGAGTCGGGCTCTGCTTCGAACTTGGACGGCCCCGACTCCTCGGTCGGCGTCGGCTCCGTCGTGGGCTCGGGAGCAGCTTCCGGCTCCGGTGCTGGCGCGTCGGCCAGGGTCATTTCTGCCTTGTCGATCTCTCGGATCCCCGCGGCAAGCCCTTCCCTGTTCTTCTGCGACAGCACGACGTAATGATGTGGCGGGGTTCCGGGGGGTGTCAAGCCTCAGTTGACAAGCATGGACGGCGGCGTGGCCGCGCCTCCCTCGGTGGCGTCCCACTTGTTGCCGGTCCTGGACTCCCACTGCGCCATCTCCTGGAAGGACGTGGGCGGTCGGTTCGGGTGCTTCTGCACGTCGTCCACGACGGCGTCGATCTGGTCCATGCCCTTGAGCGCCATGGCCGACGCCAGCACGAGGTCGTCCTTCCGGCCAGACGAGTGCTCGGGCTTGCCCCTCGGGTTGAAAACGAAGGTGTTGATCTGGGTCTTGATGCGGTCGTCCACCGGATCCCACTTCCCTGTGGCCAGCAGATCGTTGGCCGTCGCCAGCAGCCCGGGGCGCGTCTGCTCCGAGGTCATCCACCCGAGCTTGTCCACGGTCTTCTGCCCGAGCTTGTCGAACTGGGTCCGCACCCACAGGTGGTCGTACTCCTTCGCCTCGAAGTACTCCTGCACCGGCCCACCGTAGCCACCGGTCAACTCGATGACAGCCAGCGCCCGGTACTGCGACACGTACTTGTACGCCTGACGGGCGAACTCGATCTGCCGCACCGTGCTGAGCTGGAGGGTGAGCACCGTTCGCGGCTGCGACGTGTCGGTCACGTCCTTGATCACCACGGTGGAGCTATCGAGCCCCGAGCCCGAGCCCGTGTCGATGCCAGCGCTATAGACCGCGAACGGCTGGGGCGCTTCGAAGATCCGCAGCCCGTCCTCGGGCGGCTCGCTGGGGGCGATCATCAGCCGGGTGAAGTAGCGAGCGCCCGCGGTGACCCACGCCACGTCGGCGTTGACGGGGTACGCCTGGTCGAAGGTGACCTGGCTGTTCGTACACTTCGTTCGGAGTGTGTGCGCGTACCAGTTGGCCCGCTCGGGGCGCAACTTGTGCGCCTTGATGTACTCCCGTTCGTGCGGGTAGAAGGTGCCCGGCCCATCGGGACCGCCCGGCGGCGGGTCTTTGCGTGTGTACGTCCCCTCGTCCAGCCAGCCGGTGAAGTACTTGTTGTAGCCGTTGTCCTCGGTCCAGACCCTGTGCGCCTCGTTCAGGCCGATCGACGTGGTGTCGAACACGACGTACGCGTTGGGCGCAGCCGTCTGCAGCAGCGCCTCGATGGCCGCGGAGATCCGCTTCCACCGCGCGAACTCGGTGCCGAGGATGGCGTTCCAGGTCGTCCCGGCGCCCATGTCGGATCCGGCGGTCGTGACCCGGATGCGCCCGCCGTGGAAGAAGGTGAGGTCGCGCAGGTTCTCGCGCTTGATCTCGAACTGCAGGAAGGTGGGCAGGTGCTGGTACAGCCGCTTGAAGATCTGGAAGATCTCCTCGGCGGTCTCGGCCTTGTGCGCCACGACCAGCACGCGGTAGCCGGGACGGAACAGCGCCATCCAAAAGAACAGGCACGCCAGGATGGTCGTGACCCCGATCTGCCTGGACTTCAGGACGTACAGCCAGTGGTTGGCCAGCAGCCGGCTGACGACCTCCTTCTGCGCGGGCTTGGCCTTGATGTTGACCAGCCGCGAGTCCTTCGTGAGGATCTTGAACCAGCGCCGGGAGCAGTACTCGAAGCTGCGGGCGCACTGCAGCACCTCTTCGCGGATGCGGTCTGGTACCTGCCCGCTCAGTCGTCGCTGCTCACGGCGTGCAGGAGCGTGACCTCTGCCTCGTTGGCCTCGTCCAGCAGATCGAGGAGCGCCTGCCGGGCCGCGCCGCCCGCGCTGTCCTTGTTGATGCTGTGGATCAACTCGATGGCCTTGAGCTTGACCGTGGCCCTGGAGGCGTACGGCGACTCGGGGTCGTCGTTCGGGGTGTCCATGATGAGGCGCAGGAGGAGCTCGACCAGCGTGGAGTCACCGGCCTCGAGGGCGGGCAGCTTCTTGATCGCGTCGTGCAGGCTGTCGAGGTGCTTGCGGTCACTCATTAGGGAACTCCTCCGCCTCCTCGCGCAGTTGCACATGGTAGCGCTCCAGCCGCGCCTTGTACTTTCCGATCGGTTCGCCCGACAGCTTCACCGCCTCCACCGTGCTCACCAGCCCGATGCAGTGCGCCGTGCAGACCGGGTCGATCTGGTTGCCCAGCGCGATCACCTCGCGAGCGTACAACTTGTATAGCCCGCTGCTGTGGACGGCACGGCGGGTCGACTTCGACTGGTCCCCCGTCAGTTCGAACTCCTCGTACTGTTCGGTCACGGCCGCACGGGCGCGCTCGCGCAGCATCTTCTTCATGAAGTTGCTCCCGATCCAGAACACCTTCTGCGCGTCGAGGAAGTGCTGGTTGGGCGGTTTGCGCGCGAGTTCCGATGCAACGAAGGCCACGAAGTCGTCCCAGACCTGGGGATCTTCGCTGCAGAACTGCACCACCCCCTTCGCCATCCGACTGCGCGCGGACAGCGCGAGCATGATGCGGGACAGGCAGTCGGGGTGATGGCACAGCGTGGTCCTTCCCGTGGTGTGTCGGTAGCCGTGCCGGTCGCATACGGTCCAGCCCGGGCGCTTGGTTTGTGTCAGCCCCATCCCACGCGGGACTCGAACTGGCGCACGGCGCTGTTCCGCTGGTCGACGGTGGAGTCGACGTGCATCGCGGTGTGCAGCGCACGGAGTAGCTGGTGCGTGGTCTTCACGAGGATGAACACGCCGGGGTCGTGGTTCACGTCGGCGTCGGCCTCGATGTGCGAGAGGCGCTGCCCCTCCTCGCTGCCCAGCACGCTCTCCAGCCACGGCACCAGCACGTTCTGTGCTGCCTTGTGCCGGGGTCGCAGCGGCCCGCCCGTGTCGACGTGGTGCTGCATGTGGTTCTCGAGGTTGCCCCCCTCCACCATGCACACGGCCAGCAGCCCCTTGAGGGCGCGGGTCTGGTTGAACTTGCCGTCCTCGCTTTTGAAGGAGCCGTCGCTGACCTCGGCCAGCACGTACAGCGCAGAGGTCACGGAGTCCATGAACTCGGTGATGAGCGCCTCGAGGACCGCGTGCGACAGCTTCCGCTTGCTCTGCTCCTGCATGTCGCGTCGGTGGCGCTTCTTCGCGGCCTTCTTCTTCTGGGCTTTGCTCTTCGCCATCAGGGCACCTTGTCCAGCCGCGCCCGGCGCCGGGCCTGCACGATTGTCTTGCCCAGCCGAATGAAGCCGCCGCCCCGGCGGGAGCCCTCCTCTGCGATCAGCATCATGCCCTCGAACACCTCGGCCTCCCCGAGCCCGGTCTCCTGCTTGAGGCTCTCGACGGCTCGCACGGCCTGCGGGTGCCCGACGTTCAGAGGCGCTGCCACCGGCTCGGGGACCAGGTGCGGCGCGGCATCGCCCAGGGGGACGGGCACGCCATCGGGTCGGAGCACGAGTTGGCTGACATCGGGGCCGGTCGTAATGAGCACGGACTCCAGCTCGTCAGTGGACGGGGTCCGCAGCCAGAGCACAGCGTCGGCCCTGCGGTCACGGGCCTGAGCTTCGCTGGCGATGGGCACCCACTGTCCCCCGCAACTCAGGAGCGCGTAGGGGTCGGTGGCCCTGCGGCGGGCGGGGGTCTTCTTCTGTGTCTTCGCGGCCATACGGCTCTCAGCATGGCACACGGCCCGCGAGTCTGGGAAGGACGAGTGTTGTCAGCGGGTGTCAACCGGAGGTGGACAGGGGATCGCGCAGGACGCGCGGAGGCGTGGTCAGGCTACCCACGGGCCGTCGTGGGCAGAAGGGGCGCTCTGCGGGGGCCACGCTGCCTCGGCGTACGGAGTCGCGTTGGCGCTGCTGTAGACCCACTTCGCCCAGCGTGAGAGGCGCTGGCGCAAGATGCCGATCCCCGCCTTGCCGTTCTCGTCCGCGGTGCCGTCGATGCGCGCGACCACGGGGAGCCCGGCCTCGGTGGCCAACTGCTGGTAGAGGCTCCCCCCGACCACGACCACCTCGATCGGCAGGCGCTCGGCGCGCCGGTCGAACTCGAGGACCATCGGGCGAAGCTGGCGGGCGACGAGGGGTGCCAACTCAGCCACGCGTGCGGCGTCGAGCTTGCGATCGTACGGCGCGATGGTCTGCCGGCAGGCCGGGACCAGCCCGTGCTCCGCGGACAGCGCGAACAGGTGCCAGCCGCACGGAGGCGAGGGCGGGCCGTGTCTACGCCACGTAGACCAGGTCACGCCCGTGTACAGGCGGCTCGGAGGCGCTGGTCTGTCGAGCTTGGCCTGCGTGCAGGAGATGAGGACGACACGTGTGATCTCGCTCATGCCGCCACCATCTTCGGGTATGGCTGCGAGGCCGTGAAGCGCCGCCGCAGCCGCCGGTCGAGCATCCACGCGTAGCGGTGGTTGCCCGGGTGGCGCAGCCCACGCGTGACCTGAGCCAGTGCCCGCTGGACCCAGCCGTCGCCGTCGTACGCGGGCGCTCCGTAGGAGCGCAGCACCTCCACGCAGTGCTGCCAGCCCTTCTCCTGCTTGCGCACCTTCTGGATGGCCCTGGCGCTGTAGACGCGCCCATCGGGGAGCAGCTTGAGCGAGCGGGGCGTGGCGCGCCCGAGGTACCGGGCGTTGTGGGCCTGGTAGATCGTCCCGATGTGGCCGGGGTGGACCTCGAGCCCGTCCTGCGTGGCGCGGGCCACCGGATCGGAGAAGCTCACCACGCCGCGGACGCGCTCGCGCAGAAGCTCGAAGCACCGGGCCAGGAACCACGTTTCGCCGTTCCCCGGCACCTCGTCCAGCAGCACGAAGCGCCCAAGCTCCACGGCGGGGTGCTCACCGAACACGTTGGTCAGCACGCGGTTGGAGCACGGGTGCGAGAACACCGCGACCCCGACCAACTGTCCGAGCCGGTACAGCCCGAAGCGCCAGCGAGCGCTGG